CTCTGAGGAAGTTAATGGTACAGTGAACTACGCCATTGGTCAATGGGTGGAAGAGAATCAAGTCGCCGTTGATCGTGGAATCAGAAATGAGATTACAGAAGACTTCATAGCAGGTCTGAAGAATCTCTTTGAAGAGCACTACATTTCTATCCCCGATGATAAAGTCGATGCGGTAGAAAGTATGGCTAACTCAGTTCGTGAAATGGAAGAAAGACTAGACGAACAGGTCAAGTCTAATGTGAAACTTCAAAAACGTCTAAATGAGAATACACAAAAAGTAGTTCTGAATACTATTTCAGAAGGACTTGTAGATACTCAGAAGGACAAACTCGCTGCACTTGCAGAGGGAATTGAGTTTACTACCGAGGAAGAATATTCCAAGAAGATCAGTACACTCAAGGAGAGTTATTTCTCCAACGCTCCTAAAGTAGCGAGCACAGAAGAAGAAGCACCAGTTGAGTCTGAAGCAGTTGCACCAGCAATGGGAGCATATGTAGACGCACTCAGCAGATGGTCTGATTCATCACAATAAAGTAAATTAATTTTCTATTAGAAATGTTTAATGCTAAACAACTAACTGAGAAGTGGGCTCCTGTTCTTAGTCACGAATCCTCACCAGGAATCAAAGACAATTATAAGAAGGCAGTTACCGCCGTTCTGTTAGAAAACCAAGAACGCTTCCTACGTGAAGAACGTGGAATGCTAAACGAAGTCGCCGTGAACGCTCTCGGTGCAAGTACTGTATCACCTGCTAACAGTGCATTAGGTAACGCCAATACAGCTGGACTTGCTGGTTTCGACCCAGTATTGATCAGTCTAATTAGACGTTCAATGCCTAACCTAGTTGCTTATGATATCTGTGGTGTCCAGCCTATGTCTGGTCCTACTGGATTGATCTTTGCAATGAGATCTCGTTACGAGAATCAAGGAGGCGAAGAAGCTCTATTCAACGAAGCAGATACAGGATTCACTGCTGCTGGCGATGCAACTGCTGGTGCATACACACCTAGAACAGGTGCTGGTGTTGGTGGAGACTCTGAAGGTAACAACCCTTCACTTCTTAATGACGCTTCTCCTGGAACCTATGAGGTTGCTTCAGGAATGTCTAGAGAAGATCTAGAAACAATGGGTGACTCAGGAAATCTTTTCCGTGAGATGTCATTCAGCATTGAGAAGACTTCTGTGACTGCTAAGTCCAGAGCCCTCAAGGCAGAGTACACCTTAGAACTAGCTCAAGACTTGAAAGCTATTCATGGATTAGATGCCGAGCAAGAACTTGCTAACATCCTATCTTCTGAAGTGCTTGCTGAAATCAACCGTGAGGTTGTTCGTAGAGTCTATAGCGTTGCTAAGAAAGGTGCTGCTAATAACGTAGCAACTGCTGGTGTATTCGATCTAGACGTTGATTCAAACGGTAGATGGTCAGTTGAGAAATTCAAAGGACTCCTATTCCAAATCGAGAGAGATTGTAACGCAATCGCACAAGAGACTCGTAGAGGAAAGGGTAACTTCTTGATGTGTTCTGCTGACGTTGCTAGTGCTCTAGCAATGGCTGGTGTACTTGACTATAGTTCTGGTTTAACTGGTGCTGGTGGTCCTTCCATCGGTGAAGTTGATGATACTGGAAATCTTCTAGTTGGTACAATCAACGGACGCATTAAGGTCTACGTTGACCCTTATGCTGCTAATCTATCTGATAAGCACTACTATGTTGTTGGTTATAAGGGAACTTCTCCTTATGACGCTGGATTATTCTATTGCCCATATGTACCTCTACAAATGGTTCGCAGTATTGATCCTAACAACTTCCAACCAAAAATTGGATTCAAGACACGTTATGGTATGGTTTCAAACCCATTCGTTACAACTAACGGTTTATACAGTGGAACACCTGATGGTGAGACACTTACCGCTAATGCTAACATGTACTACAGACGTGTACAAGTTACTAACCTCATGTAAATCGAGGTTACGATACTCATACAAAGCACCCGAAAGGGTGCTTTTTTATTGGCTATATAATTGAATACATGTTATAATATATTATGCAGAAAAGTTTTATGCAGTACCTCATTTGGTCTTCTATTGTTTATCAATTAGAAAAAGGTGGGGATCGTAGTTCACAATACTACAACAATGCATTTGCAACTATGAAAGCACATGAACCACCAGCTTCGACCTGATGAACGGCAGATTAACTAAAGTTGATATGACAGCAAAACTGTTAAAACTTAAACACGATATAGATATGAAAATGTATCAGCCTAAATGGACATCAGTAGAAAGATGGTCAGCACAGCAGGCTTTAAATAGTGCATTAGATATACTAGACGAATACCATTACTGATGTTAGAAAAGATACTACTCTTCGCTTCACCTATAGTATCTGCTGCTACCATTGCTTCAGTTATTGCGGTTAAGAGCTGGAAGAAAAAGAAACCACCAAAGATAAACGTCACATGGGATGACGATGATGATGACGATTATGGTGGTCCAGGAGATGGACCATATTGGTGGTATACTAAATAAAGTATAGCTTGGGAAGTTGACCGTGGCCTCTGAATGGTATAAAGAGCAACTAACAAACAGAAATTATCTTTCACCTCTGGGTTTCCAATTAGAATTGGAACTTTTTAAAGGGGTGGATTTCTTTTGTCAGGCAGCAAATATACCAGACATCCAAATGCCTGTTACTGAAGTACCCTCAAGGTTCCGTGATCTACCTATCATACCTGGTGGTGGAGTCAGCTTTGGAGACCTTCAGGTAAGGTTCATTATAGATGAGTCTTTAGTTAACTATAACTCAATCCATAAATGGATTCGTGGTAATGGTAATGCTGGATCTAGTGAAGCAGTTCCAGATGATCCAGAGTATAGTAGAGGTCAGTTGTTAGTTACAACTTCAAATTTCAACACAAACTTTATTGTTAATTTCACAGGACTATTTCCAGTCTCTCTTACAGGAGTGGACTTTGATGCATCATTAGACCAACAGGAATACTTGACTGCAGATGTTACTTTTAAGTATCATTTCTATACTATAACAGACCCATCATTAAATGAACTTTGAAACTCTTCGTAATCGCTTTGATACAATTAGATCTGAATGGGAAGTCGATAGTGAAGTAGACTTCCAATTTAAAGATAAAGCTTACAGTACTGACTTAGGGAAGTTGGCGTTAGAGATTCCCTTCCAACACAATAAATATTTAAACCATTACATTGACTTACAACAGATCAAAACGTCTTTAGAATTTGAGGTTCGTAGGATAGTCAAGGAGAAAAAAGAATACTACGGTGGTGAAGCAGATGCTAAAGTATATGCTGAGAAACCTTTTGGTGGTAGGATTTCGACTCAGGATAAGATGAAAACTTATATTGAGGCAGACAGTGATGTTATCAATGTCGAGGCTAAGGTAAAGTATATTGAGCAGATGCTTTATTTTCTTGACTGTGTAATGAAGCAAGTATCTAATAGAGGTTTCCAGATCAAGTCAGCAATTGAATGGGAAAAGTTCATTAACGGTACTGACTAATGACTAGTATTTTGGTACAAAAAAAGAATGAGGTATTCATAAAGGTTCATGGAGATCAACATGTCCACCATGAGCTTGCTGATTACTTTTCATTTGAAGTTCCCGAAGCAAAGTTCTTAAAAAGAAATCCCAGGTATAAGTACTGGGATGGTATGATCCATTTATATTCACCTGCTACAGGAGAACTATATCATGGTCTGTTAGATCAATTAGAAGAGTGGGCTGGAGAACATCAATATAATATCCAACACCTAGGTAACGATACATACGGTTCTGTTAGAGAGACTAATGACTTTGTATCACCACGTGGTGTTAAGACATTCATGGATAAAATATCCAAAATAAAACCCCGTCCCTACCAATACAAGGCAGTGTACGAGGCTCTTAAACATAATAGGAAGCTCTTCTTATCTCCTACTGGGTCGGGTAAATCTCTTATGATCTACTCCCTCGTCAGATACTACACCGCCTCCAGCAAGAAAACGCTGATCATCGTTCCTACTACTAGTCTGGTCGAGCAAATGGTCAATGACTTTGTTGAATATGGATGGGATGCTGAGTCGCATGTTCATAAGATTTATAGTGGTAAGGATAAGAATACGGATAAAGATGTTGTTATATCAACTTGGCAGTCCATTCATAAGTTTCCTAAAAGGTACTTTGATGATATAGACTGTGTTATTGGAGATGAAGCTCATCTATTTAAAGCTAAGTCATTAACAAGTATAATGACCAAACTCCATAACGCCAAGTATAGGTTTGGTTTCACTGGAACCTTGGATGGTACTCAGACCCACAAGTGGGTACTGGAAGGACTCTTTGGTTCATGTGAGCAAGTAACTAAGACAGATGAACTGATCAAGTCTGGATACCTGTCTAAGTTTAGGATAAAAATCCTATTTTGTAAACACCCACCACAGCATTTCGAGACATACCAGGATGAGATCGATTACTTAGTAAGTCACAACGGAAGGAACAACCTCATCAAAAATCTAGTAAGAGATCTTGATGGTAACACCCTTGTCCTCTTTAATTATATCGAGAAACATGGCGAACCGTTGTACGAAATGATAAATAATTCTATAGATCCTAATAGGAAACTATTCTTTGTGCATGGTGGTACAGATGTACAGGACAGAGAAGAAGTCAGACAACTTACAGAGGAGCAGGAAAATGCGGTTATCATTGCGAGCTATGGTACTTTTAGTACTGGGATTAACATTAAGCGGTTGCACAACATCGTTTTCGCCAGTCCCTCCAAATCAAGGATTAGGAATCTCCAGTCCATCGGCAGGGTCTTAAGGAAAGGAAAGGGAAAAGAACTAGCAACCTTATATGATATTGCTGATGATATAGGTGGTAGGAACTACACACTTAAACATCTAGACGAAAGAGTTAACATCTATAAAGGGGAGAACTTTAAATATGAAGTCATTAGAATAAATCTACAATAATGGAAGACGAATTCTTTGCTACTATTAAGTTTGTCTCTGGGGAAGAGATCATCTGTAGGATATCTAATTGTCCTGAAGATGATGTCGTCTTAGTTTTTGAACCTATGAAAGTAGAGATGATAAGACATAAACATAAGAAACTTCAGGTTCAAGGTTTTGGTCTTACTGAATGGATGCACTCAACTTTTGACGACTCGTTTTTTATTCCCAAAAAACATATACTAACTATGACTGAGTGTGATCCAAAGATTAGAGCTTTCTATTTGAAATGTATTTCTGAAGATAAGAAAGCAAAACAACTCAATAAACATATTAGTGAAGGTAAAGCTGTAGGTGATCCAAACAAAATAATTCCTGGATATGTAGGATCCGTTCCTGAAGCTCGGAAGTTACTAGAGAAGATCTTTAAAACTAGCTAGCATTCCTTTGAACCACCACAAGGTGAATTGTACTTGGTTTCTGGATTCCCGTCAAGCCTTGTTACGAATCTTAAACATTGCTTTTTGTAAATAGGTATGCTATACTTCTTATAGGATTTAGAACGATATGGCTAAGAGAGCAAAGACTGAGTACTATGTAAACAACAAAGAACTCTTAGAAGCAATGACTATCTATCGTGAGAGAGTCATCTATTCAAAGGAACACGAAAAGGATAAACCACGTGTCCCTAATTACATAGGAGAGTGCTTTCTAAAGATTGCTACACACCTCTCATACAAACCAAACTTCGTGAACTACCCATTTAGGGAAGACATGATATGTGATGGTATTGAGAATTGCTTACAGTATATCGATAACTTTGATCCAGAGAAATCTAAGAATCCTTTTGCATACTTTACTCAGATTATATACTATGCATTCCTGAGACGCATACAGAAGGAGAAGAAGCAATTAGAAATTAAAGGTAAGATATTAGAACGTTCTGGTTATGATGAAGTAATGCATTCTGACAAATATGATGGTGCTATGTCAGGTATGAATGCTTCCTATTCTGATATGACTGGTATCAAAGAAAATATTGAAACTAAAATGAATCGCTAATGGAAGAAGATCATTTGCCCGAACATATCAATAGTCTTTGGGAAGACATGGATCGCCTCAACGCATTGTATGAAGAACTTATGTGGGATCATGATGTTGAGCTAGAGTTTAAAGCAGATTATAAAAACAATCGTATTATAATAAAACCATACGAATGAATCCTATATCACAACACAATGCTTTAGAACGTGGATTGCATCTTGTTAGAAAGATAAGACAATCATCACCACATATAAGACACAAATTTTTAATTAAAGAATCTTTACTAAACTATGAAGATAGCAGTAATAACTGATCAACATCTTGATGGACGTAAGGGATCTCTTGCGTTCTGGAATTATTGGCAAAAATTTTATGATGAAATATTTTTCCCTACTCTTGAACAAGAAGGTATCACTACAATTTTTGATCTAGGTGATACTTTTGATAACAGAAAGTATGTAGACTTTAATACTCTTAATCGTATTAAGGCAAATTATTTTGACAGACTTAAAGGGTTTGATGTACAGATGCTTCTTGGAAATCATACAACATATTACAAGAACACTAATAAAATTAATTCACCCGAACTTCTTTTGGAACAGTATGGAAATATAACTATTCACACAGAACCAAATGATATAAAAGTAGGTGGTCAAAAATTTTTAATGATGCCATGGATTAATTCTGGGAATAAGAAACAAGCTCTAGAAGCGATAGAGAATTCAAGTTCTAATATAATGTGTGGGCATTTAGAATGTGATGGTTTTGAAGTTACACCTGGAATGCATTTTGATGGTGGATTTAAGGTAAGTGATTTTAAAAAATTTAAACGTGTGTGGTCAGGACATTTTCATCATAGATCAAAAAGAGGAAATGTTCAGTACCTAGGCAACCCTTATCAAATGTACTGGAATGACTACAAGGATACTCGTGGGTTTCATATCTATGATACTGAAACTGATAGACTTAGATTTGTGGAAAACCCCTTTGAAATATTTCAGAAACTATACTACAACGACATTGAATCAGACTACAACAAATACAATGTGTCTGATTATAAAGAGCAATATGTTAAACTCATCGTTGAAGAGAAACGTGACTACCAAATGTTTGAAACATTGGTTGATCGTTTATACAATGTAGGAGTACATGATGTTAAAGTTGTTGAGACATTAATCAACACAGAAAATATTGATGATTCTGAATTAGAAACAAAAGATACTATGACACTATTAAATGAGTACATTGATGAGGTAGAGATCTCCGTAGACAAGACTGCTCTCAAGAGTCTTATGAGATCTCTATATATGGAAAGCTGTGAAGTTGTCTGATGTTTGTCTTAACCCTAGAGGATCATCCTGATGGAGTGTATTCTGTTTGGGATGAGTCTGAAAATCGTGTCATACCAATCTTTCTTCAATCAGATGATGCAGATAGATATCTTATGATGATGTCTGCTGAAGATGGATATCCTCCTATGGAGGTTATAGAAATGGAAGACCATGTTATAATAGCAGCATGTCAAGAGCGTGGACAACGTTTCTCTATAATTACCCCTGATGATTTTTTAATACCACCTGAAGATCCTATAGAATGATAATTTTTGAAAAAGTTCGCTGGAAGAATTTCCTCTCAACTGGTAATACCTTTAGCGAAATTAATTTAACTGAGCATAGAACAAATTTAATTGTCGGCAGTAACGGTGCTGGTAAGTCAACCATCTTAGATGCGTTGACCTTTTCTTTGTTTGGAAGACCATTTAGAAAAATTAATAAAAGAATGTTAATCAATAGTATCAATGAAAAAGATACTATGGTTGAGATAGAATTTAGTATTGGTAAGTCAAGCTATAAAGTTATTCGTGGTATCAAACCTAACAAGTTTGAGATCTATTGTAATGGAACTCTATGGGATCAAGAATCTTCTGTAGCAGAACAACAAAAGAATTTAGAAAAGAATGTATTAAAATTAAATTATAAATCTTTTACACAAATTGTTGTACTAGGTTCTAGCACATTTGTTCCTTTCATGCGTCTTCCTACTACACAACGTAGAGAGATTATTGAGGATATATTAGATATTCAAGTATTCTCTACAATGAATCTATTGCTTAGAGATAAAGTTAGAGAGAATAATGATGAGGTAAAGAACGTTGATTATGAATTGGAACTGTTGAGAGATAAGATTGATTTACAGAAACAACATATGCTTACTCTTGAGAAGAGAACTCAGGATGAGATTGATAGAAAAAAAGAAAAGATATTAGAATATAAGGAAACCGAAACAAATGTTAATAAAGATGTAGAGTTGTTAACATCTGAAATCGGAAATCTTAATAAAGAAATGCAGGAGTATCAAAAATCAACTGAAAAATTAAAAAAGTTAAACACTTATCTCATAAAACTACAAGGTAAACTGCAACTTTGTAAGAAAGAACACAGTTTTTTTGAAGATAACCACGTATGTCCTACTTGTACACAAGATCTTTCTGATAATTTTCGTCAAATAAAGTTGACTGAAGGTAAAGATAAGTTAACTGATATGTCTATAGGAGAGGATGAATTAATTACAGCTATAAAAGATGAAGAGAATAGATTCCAAAAGTTTACTGAGTTATCTACAGAAGTAAACAATTTAAACACTAGTGTTAGTCAATCTAATTATCAGTTAATAACAATTCGTAAACAGATTGATTCTATTAATGAAGAGATCAATGAATTACAATCTGATAATGTAGATAGAAAAGAAGAGTTCACAAAACTAGAAGAATTAATTAAAGGTAAGAAAACTTTAACTAAGTTGTCTGCAGATCTTAAACAAGATCGTGCTGTACTTGTTACTGCTAATCAATTGCTTAAAGATAATGGTATTAAAACCAGAATCATTAAGACATACCTTCCTAAAATGAATAACATGATTAACGAATTCTTACAAAAGATGGAGTTTTATGTCAATTTTACCCTTAATGAGAACTTTGAAGAAATAATTAAGAGTAGGTATCGTGATATATTTTCCTATGACAGTTTCTCGGAAGGCGAAAAAGCTAGAATTGATATTGCTTTGTTGCTTACTTGGCGTTCTATTGCCAAGCTTAAAAATAGCGTGGACACTAATCTTCTTATACTAGATGAAATCTTTGACGGATCGCTTGATCAGTCTGGTACTTCTGATCTGGGTTGGATCTTACGTAATTTTGACGATAGCACTAAAGTTTTCGTAATCTCCCATAAGCAGCACTTAGACGATAAGTTTGATAGAACTATCACTGTTGAAAAAGAAAAGAACTATTCTGTTGTACATGTGACAGTTAACGAAGTGACACATGGACTGGTTGGCTAACTGTATTATGCGTTATACTAAGTACATCAAACAAAGTAAAGCATGTATTCTACCAACCAACAAGAAATTAAAGGAAACCTTGCTAAACTTCTTGCAACTGAAAATTTAGTTGTAGAAAGTAAAAAGGTTCCAACAGCATCTTTTAATGTTGACACTCGTGTTCTTGTGCTTCCCTTATGGGATAAAGCAAGCAGCATTGTATATGATCTTCTTGTAGGTCATGAGGTTGGACATGCACTGTTCACACCTAATCAAGAACTTGATGCAGATTGTCCAAAAGATTTTGTTAATGTAATTGAGGATGCACGTATAGAGAAGTTGATGAAGCGTAAGTTTCCTGGTCTTCGTAAGAGCTTTGCTGGTGGTTATAAAGAACTTAATAATGAAGACTTCTTTGGAATTAGAGGTGAAAATTTAGATGAATTTAGTTTGATTGATCGTATCAATCTTCATTTTAAATGTGGTGCAGATTCATTAATTCCTTTTAAGGAAAATGAGAATGTGTTTGTTACTCGTACAGAAAATGCAGAAACATTTGAAGAGGTTCTTGTTATTGCTAAAGATGTGTATGCTTTACATGAAGAGCAGCAGCAAGAGAAAGAAAATATTTTAGGAAATCCTGATGATGAAGAAGACCAAGATGGTGAAAGTCAAGAGTCTACTTCAAATAGTTCAGATGATGGAGAAGAAAGTCAAGATAATAATTCTAGTTCTGCACAACTTTCTGATGAAGAACTTTTAGATGAACTAGAAGATGCTATGTATAATGATGGTTATGGTGGTGAGCATAGTGATGATACAGTTCGTACACAAGAAGAGTTCCAACGTAAGTCTGAGAGATTGTCTAGTGAATCTCATAACGATTGTGTATATGTTGAGATTCCAGATTCAGCTCCATTAGATAGACATGTTATTGATTGGTCAGTAGTTCATGATTGGATGGATACTGTTAATGTAGATAACGTAAAGAAAGAACTCTACAAAGATGCTGATAGTTCGTATCGTGATTATCGTAATTCATCTCAGAAAGAAGTAAACTATCTTGTAAAGGAATTTGAGTGTAAGAAATCTGCCGATGCTTATGCTCGTGCTGGTGTTGCTAAGACAGGAGTCCTTGATACTTCTAAACTTCATACTTACAAATACAACGAAGATCTATTCAAAAAAGTAACTGTTATTCCTGATGGTAAAAATCATGGCATGATCTTTCTTTTAGATTGGTCAGGTTCTATGGCATATGAAATTCTTCCTACTGTTAAGCAATTAATTAAGTTAACTTCATTCTGTAAGAAAGTTCAAATACCATTTGAAGTATATGCATTCACTAATGAGTGGACAATTGCTCAACGTGCTATTGACAATGGTGGAGAGTATGATTATACTCATCGTTTCTATGATGAGTATCGTGAATATGAAGGAATTGAAAAAAATAAAATTTATATTGATCCTAAAAACTTTCACCTTTTAAATCTTATTTCATCACGTAGTAATTCACGTGACTATGAGAGACAATGTTTAAACGTATATCGTGAAGCAAACTATTACAATCGTAATGGTGGTTATAGAGGTTACGCTAGTTATCAACCTACTCCTGGTTTAAATCTATCTGGAACTCCATTAAATGAAGGTATTGTTTTATTAAACTATATTATTCCTAACTTTAAGAGAGACAATGATCTACAGAAAGTTAATGTTTGTATATTAACTGATGGAGAAGCTAATCCTAGTGCTTATGGATCAGCAGTTCAATACAATGATGAAGACGAATCTTTACGTCCACGTCGTTGTGATTACAAAGTAGTTCTTCGTGATCGTAAAACAGGACGTGTATATGGTAACTTCGCATATCAGGAAGAAACTAATATATTCATTCAGCAGTTACAAGATCGTTACCCTGAAGTTAATGTATTAGGATTTAGAATTCTTTCTGGTAATCAGTTATCTAATTTTGTAAATAGATTTGCTCGTAATGTACAGTACGATACTGTACAAAAACAATGGAGAAAAGAAAAGTCTGCTATTATTCCTAATCCTGTATCATACACTGCTCTATATGCTTTATCAAATAAAGACATAGATGAGGAAGCAACCTTTGATGTAAATGAAGGTGCAGCTAAAGCAGAGATCTCTCGTGCTTTTAAGAAGATGATTAAGAGTAAAGCAACTAGCAAAAAAATTCTTAATTCCTTTATTGATTACGTATGCTAGACCAGTTGGGGAAGTGTCCACTATCTTCCCCATTCATACATCAATCCATTATACTTATAACATACACAAAGAAATCCAATGCCAGCTAAGTCCGACTTGACATCTGCTCAATTAGCAGAATACTTAAATAATGAATTCGGTTCTGCTATCAATGCAGATCATGTTAAATCAGCAGCAAAACACTTTGGTGTTAAGTATGCAACTGCCACAAAACGTTTACGTGAGTTTTATGTTAAACGTGGGACATGGAAGTTAACTATTGCAGAGAAACTTGAACAGACTTATCAGGCAGCATCAGCATTACCATCTGTTGAAAGAAACCTTGTTCCACAAAAAGATCCTAACTTCATTCCTTTTGGTAACTTTGCTGATGTAAAAAAAGTTATTACATCAAAGATCTTTTACCCTACATTTATTACTGGACTCTCTGGTAATGGTAAGACATTCTCTGTAGAGCAAGCATGTGCTCAACTTAAGAGAGAAATGATTCGTGTCAACATTACTATTGAAACTGATGAAGATGATCTTATTGGTGGATTCAGACTTGTTAATGGTCAGACAGTATGGCATAACGGTCCTGTTGTTGAAGCATTAGAGAGAGGTGCTATTCTTCTTTTAGATGAAGTTGATCTAGCATCCAATAAAATCCTTTGTTTACAGTCTGTACTTGAAGGTAAAGGTTTGTTTATTAAAAAGACTGGTCACTATGTAGAACGTAAACCTGGCTTTAACATCATTGCAACTGCCAATACTAAAGGTAAAGGTTCTGATGATGGTAGATTCATAGGAACTAATGTTCTTAATGAAGCATTCCTAGAGAGATTTGCTTTAACCTTTGAGCAAGAATACCCTCATGTTAAAACTGAGCAAAAAATTCTTGAAAAGGCAGCAGCTAATCTTGGTGTTCTTGATGAAGAGTTCTGTGTTAATCTTGCTAACTGGGCAGACATCATCCGTAAGACATTTGCTGATGGTGGTATTGATGAAGTTATCTCTACTCGTCGTTTAGTTCACGTTATACGTGCTTTCGCAATTTGGAACAATCGTATGAAAGCAATCAAGGTTTGCGTAAATAGATTTGATGAAGAGACTAAGCAATCATTTATTGAATTGTATGATAAGATAGATGCAGATGTAAACGTTAACGGAGAAGAAGAAAATGGAGAAAACGTTTGATGGTTATATTGGACATATCCTCCGTCTCAAAGACGGTAGGAGTGTCCGTATCATTGGAGATGGAGGTCAAGAATGGAAGTCAACACATAAAATTAATGTGATTGACCTTGACGGAAATGAGTTTCAGTGTTATCATAGTGATATAGATCATGTCTGGAGTAAAAATTGAAGTACAATGAAGGTGAGATCCTTAAGGAGATCTCAGATTATGTGAGTAGTACCTATAGTGCACACTACAGTAAGAATGGGATTCAAACATTAGATCTTATTGATTCTGTTGGTGATGCTGAAGCATTCTGTAGGTCTAACATTTTGAAATATGCTTCACGTTATGATAGGAAGGGTTCAGCACGTAAGGACATCGTTAAGATTGCCCATTACGCTATTCTCCTTTTGCACTTTAGTGACAAACAAGCTAAGTCTGACCAGATTAACGCAAACAACCCTACATCCTTTTCAGTTGATTATGACAAATGAGTAAAGTAACATTATCCAGTAAGACATTAAATGTCCTTAAAAACTTCAGTACCATTAATTCCTCAATCGTCTTTAGAAAGGGATCAACAGTTAGAACAATTAGTAATGCAGAGAACATCCTCGCAAAGTTTACTGGTGAGGAAATATTTCCTGTGGACTTCGCAATATATGATCTCAGTCAGTTTCTTTCTGGGATCTCTTTGTTTAACGATCCTCAGTTGGAATTCACTAGTGGCGATTTTGTCAGCATTCGTGGGGGTCGTCAGTCTGCTAAGTATTATTTTTCTGATCCTGAAATTACGCTGAAGTCTGCACCAGAAAAAAATGTAAACTTTCCTGGTTCTGATGTAGAGTTTAATCTTTCTGGTGATGATCTTTTATCACTACAGAAAGCATCTGCGGTTTATAGCTTACCAGATCTTACTTTTTATTGTGAAGAAGGTTCTAAAGAAATTAAGATTATTCTTAGGGATAAAGAGAATGATACTAGCAATACTTATGATCTCACTGTAGCAGGTACTTGTACTGGTACTTATTCTCTTGATCTTAAGATTGAAAACATTCGTGTTCTACCAGGTGACTACTCTATTAAAGTATCTCAGCATCTAATCTCAGAGTGGATTAATACTGATGTTGATCTAACCTATTACATTGCCCTTGAACCCGCATGAGTAAAGAGTTTCTTTGGGTAGAAAAATACCGCCCAAATATTATTGATGACTGTATACTTCCTCAAACTATTAAGGAAGTGTTTAAGGGTTTTGTCAA